TTCGTCATCGTCGTCAAGAACATTACGATAAGAATTCAACTTACCGTTGATGTTGTATGTGCTTGAAGCGATGCAGTATAGAATGATATTCTGCAAATACTTGTATGTGGTATGACCGCCTTCAAACAATTCTTCAACATCTTCCTGTGCCCAAGCAGATGCGTTCTTAACCTTAACAGGAGCGGTTAGGCCGTTGAAGTATGCCTCAAAATCGCCCTTAGTGATTAGGCGTCCAGCAGCAGCGTAATACTTCGGTGCTTGGTTCTTGATGGACTGTGAAGTCTCGAAGTCGGTTCCGTTTGTAATGTCGCTATTGAAAAGCAACTGGATGTTACCGGACATATCAACGATAGCGCCAGGCTGAGTAGCGGCGAAGTTCGTTGTGCACTGAATAACAGATCCTGTAGTACCAACGGCGTTTGCCTTAGCACCCTTAGTCTTCAAGTAACGAACGTAAATGTTTTCATCTGCAGCAACAAGACCGTTACGAACGATTGTTCCATCGCCGAACTGAATGCGTGTAGTCTTATCGCTGTTTGTCGTAATAGCACAGACCTTCAAAGCAGACTGCTGCTTATCAGTTGTTTCTTGTTCAAGAACATCTGGGTTCAAGTAGATTGAGTAGTCTTCAATATCAAACAAGTTCGGCTTTGCGGTTTCGCTTTCGTTGAATGCCTCTTCCTTTGTTCTACCGATACCTACCTTAGTGTAGCCAGAATACTTCTTATATCTTCCATAGGTATAAGAATGAGGATCTCGTCTTCCATACCAGTTTGAGAACTCAAGATCGTTGATGTCATAGTACTGGTAGTTCTTACCAAGTTTACGAAGGTTTGCGGTTCCCTTAATCTCTACATCAGCGAACTCGGCTTGGAAGCACTTAATCGGTTCAACGTTGCCTGCTTTGTAATACTTGACACCAGCGAGAGTCAAGTACTTCATGTCTTCAGACTTCTTAGAGAATACCAATGTTTTTGACCATGTTGATGATTCTCTTCCTCTTTTAATATCGTCTTCAGTGAATGTGTATGAATAGTCAGTTGACAGCATGAACGGGTTGTTATTGAAGGATAGCTTTGTGTCTTCTTGTGAGAAGTAGATCGTTGCGCCTTCATGCAATTCTGCAGGAAGCGGCCCCTTAATGACGATCTGAATTTCTGCTTCAGCGGGTGTCGGTTTCTTCGGGCAGTAACCCAAAGTCTTTGCATGTTTGATAATGCTAGAGTCGAGTTTAGCGGTATCAATGAAACCTTCTTCTGCGACACGCTGCATATAGAAGTTTGTCATGTCCATCGTGCCAGTAAGCATTTCCATAAACATCTGGTAGATAGACGCTGCAGATAGTTTCTTAAATCTTTCATCTGACTTCAAACGATTAGTGAAGTCATCAATCATTTGCTGATATGTAAAGCGTGTGTAATGTGTGTTAAAAGCCATAAAGATATCCTTTTCTTTATATTATTTATACACAAAAAGGCCGGTGGGAAATCCACCGGTCTAAGCAAGTATTAGAGATCTTTATACTTACTGAAGTTCGGCATAAAGAAATCGGAGGTAAATCCAATGCCTTCAACGACGGTAGTTCCACAGGCACACGGAATTTCCACTGTAGGAATGATTCCGAAGTTATAGTCTAGCAAGTAGTTGCTGTAGACAGAGAAATCGTATGCGTTCATCTTGAGCAAATACTGATAAGCATCAAAGGTCTTAACTTCTTCACCGTTGATTGCTTCAATGTAGATGCACAAGTCAAGCAACTCTGGGTCAAGTGACTGGTTAAACTGTTCATTATTCTTCAAGGAGTTAGCACGGTCCTCGTTACGAATAGATGGTAGACGCAAGGTCAACTTATCGCCGCTCTTCGGCAATTCAAGCGATGGAACGTAGTCGTCCTTGATGAAACGAACGTTCAAATTCTTCATAGTGACCTTGTGAACGCCTTGACGTCCGCACTCCTTGCATTTATACTTAATAAAGATGGGAAAATCGTCATACGTCACGGATCTGATATAGAACAATAGCCAGAGCTTATCGCCCTCTAGAATGTCCTTGTAGGAAATTCCATGTATGCACGAATAAAGCACACCGTTGATACGAGCGGTAGCATTTTCCTCTGTCATTGTGTTAAGGTTCTTAAGATCCTGAGTAGTCAACGGCGTGACATAAATCGGTTTCTGATAAGCAACACCCTTGGACGGCAGAAGCTCAGAATTGACCATTACGGCATTGTCAGGAATTTCTTTTTTAAGATTGATGTTTTGCTGGTCAAGAACAGCAGCAGTAACATCAGTAAGAGATCCACCCACATTAGGAGCGGCAATCGGCTTTTCACTTTTCATATAATCACCTCAAGAATGTTTTACTTTATTGTATTTATAAAGACAAAAATGGCTGGTACCGAAGTACCAGCCACTCGAATTCATTTATTCTGCTAATTACTCATTAGCGAGAATGTTCTTGTCAGGCTTAATGGCAGAGCCAGCATCATCCTTGTCGCCAATACCGTAGACAACGTCAGCAACAGAGTACTGAGAGTCGCCAGAGGTGTAGGTCGGGATCGGAGCCATCGGGTCAACTAGCACAGTGCGCTTGTTGAATCCCTTAGGATCCTTCCAAGGAGCGGCTGAGAATTCGCCTTCTGTCAAGTTCTTTGACAACTGACGATAGATACCGTCCTGATAAGATTCAACCTGATATGTAGATCCGTCAGGATTGTATCCGCTGAATGCAGATCCTTCCTCGAAGAAGGCGCTTAGCGGAGCCTGAACGTAATCGTTACCAACCTGATAGAATTCCGGTGCTTGAACTGTAGGTTTCATTCTAATTTTCTCCTTTATCCGTTAAAGATTAGTATGTGTCACCAGAGATCTTCTTGTCCAAGCCTTCGAACTTCAATGTGCGATAGTAGTTATCAGCACCAAGAAGGTTGTTAGCGAATGCGTATCTGGTCATGATACCGATTCTCGGTGAGAAGGTATTCGGGTCAATAGCCTGGTTTACAACGCCTGTTACGTATGGGCAGAAGATTACACCAGCGTCATCGTTAGATGCACCCTTGTAAGCGATAAGCACTTCGCAGTTATCAACACCGTGGTTGACAGCGTAGGCATCGCGGTATACCTTGATAGAACCGCCGTTCAATGTACCAACTTCACATGTAGCAGTAGAACCAGTTACATCAGTTGTGATCTTGTTGAAGAACTGTGTTGAAGACTGCAATGCAGTAGCAACAGCAGGAGATACAACAGCGATGTTACCCGGAGCCTTACGAGTTGCGATAGCAATATCGTTAGATGCTGCGATGATGTGGGTGATAATGTTGCTCAAGCGTTCCTGAGACCAACGTCCGTGCCAATCATCATTCTTGGCGGTGTCGTCCTGATCTGCCGGCTTCAAAACCTTGACCTTAGTCAAAGCCTTACAACGAGCGATTGTCTCACGGTCAATTTCTGCGGTAAGTTCATACTGCAATGTATTAACCATGTCGTTGACCATGTCAACACCCTGCATCTTCTTGATGTCATCAATAGATTCTAGAGAGAAGCTAGATGCAATCTTACGAGTGCGGGCAACGATCGGCTGACGGCTGAACATGATTGCAAGTTCAGGAATCTTGCCGAGACCGTCGTGGTTGTTAACTGACCACTTTTCAGCTTCCTGAGTTTCTACGCCCAAGCCGCTGTCTGCAGGACCGTGTGTACCAGCCTGAGAACCAGTGAAGCCAGAATACTCCGGCACGTCCTTCCATGCTGCTTCAACGACGCGACCCTTGTCGAGTTCGTCCTTGTAAACAGTTCTCATAGCGTATGCCAAGCCAACAGGACCCTGCATTGCCTGAACACCAACGAGAACGTTAGCGAACAACTGCGGGTAAACGCGGCGAACTAGAGCTAGAGAAACTGGAGCAAACACTGCCTTAGCGTCACCGCCATGTGGGATACCCTGGTCAGCACCAGTAGGTGCACCAACGCCGATACCGAAGTCTTCAAGCAAGGCACCAGAATAGATATCCTGTGTAACCTGGTTTTCCATCAACTGAGCGACGTTTTCCTTAATATAGCGATTCTTGATGTCAGCTACTGATAGACCTTCGTCTACTTGAGACCAGTAGTCAACAATCTCCTTTCTTACTCCTTTCATTTTCGATTTCCTCCGATGAGTTTTGTGAAAAATCAATGATTCAGATAAATTTCTTTATCATTTTATTTTATTTATTTGTGTCTTTTTTAATTTTCTCTTGAAAAAGCAGCAGCTTTCAAAAGGAATGCTTCCTGCTGACTCAAAGTCTTCTTCGGATGAAACTTTTCAGTCACAAGGTCCTGTGTTTCATCTTGGATGTCCAATGAGTGAGTATTCAGCTTCTTGTTTTCCGCGAGACGCTGTGCAGCCGGACGCTTCATGAGAGGAGCACGCTCGTTGAGCATAGCAACGTATTCATCAATGTCCTTCTGTGTGGTAGCAAAGCTCTTGCTTTCAAACATGTTCTTTACGCGAGCGCACTGAGCGTCGTTCAAGCCTCTAGTCTTTTCAGCAATGATTGCTCTCTTTTCTGCTTCATCAAGTCTCTTAGCCAATGCCATTCCAGATTCAACCTGCTTCTTTAGAGATTCTCTAAGTTCTGCAGCGTCGGCGACTGCTTCACGGATCTTTGCAGAGCCAGTGGTGTCAAGAGCTACATACTGATTTTCAAATGCGTTCTTAATTGCATTGATAATCGGCTCGTAAGTCTCATTGACTGCAGCCTTCTGAATAAGCTTTGGATCTATCTTTTCGGAAATTGTGTACTCAAGCCATCTGTCAAGATTTGTTAGTAGGCTTTCTTCGAGATTGTCAAGATCTTCACCCAATTTGTCTTTATACATTTCTTCAAAGCGTTCAAAAATGTACTGTTGGGCAGCCTCTTCCAACTTCTTCTGCTGAGCGTCTAGCTTCTTCTGTGCCTTTTCTGTAATTTTAGCGCAGCGCTGTTCGCAGTATTTGTTGGCGAGATCCTCGAGTTCGGCAGTCTTTTGAGCAACTGCCTCGTCAATTTTCTTCTGACAAAATTCGTCGGCCTTCTTGGCAAGATTGGCGGTTTCTTCGTCAAGTTTTGATTGAACTCTTTCTGCTACAGCAGACTCGAATGCGCTTTTGACTTCATTCAAGTCCTCTGGAGAAAGGACACCTGATAGTTTCTCGATAATCTTATCCATTGTTATTCCTCCAATTTTGTTTTATACACCGAGAGGTGTTTTAATTCCTTCTCTTATTTTATTTATCTATGTGCGGTAGGTAAAAATTCTTGTTTTGAAGACACAAAAATACCGGAGGTTTTACCCTCCGGAGTTCAAAACCTATAATTTACATGTCGTCAATTACAGCGTCTATGATTTTCTTAATGCAAGCATCAATGTTATCTTCGACGGATTTATGCGGCCAGTATTCATTGTCCCAATAATCTTTGATGGTATTATTGACCAATCTTTCCTGTCTTTCATCCAATGCATCTATAAGTTCGTATTGGTTGATTTCGACATTAACGTAGATTTCGTCCCAGACTTTGCTATTGAACTTCTCTAAGGTAATGTCAACGTCTTCACAAACAAATCCTGCTTTGTTCAACTTGTCTAATGCTTCATTGAGTTCCATTAGTCTTCAACCTCCTTGACCTGAACTGCTTGAGGAGCAAAGTTGCTATGCTCGCCAGTATAGATAGGTGCCTTCAATTCATGTGTATGTCCGCAAGATTCAAGTACCTTGCCATCTACAATCATATGTTCATGCATTGCAGCGTGGATTGAGTCCTTCTTCGGTTCATCGAGCGCAGGACCAGTCTTTCCCCAACCCTGAGCAGGATCCCAAAGAATGTAATCGTGGTGGTGAGGTCCGCAGCACTGGTTGCCCTTCATGCTGTCAGTCTGTCCGATGGAGACAGTGCTTTCAACAAGTGGCTGAACTCCACCAACCTCGCTCGCCAAATATGTTTCAAGCGTTCTCATAATACCTCTTATACGTTAGAAATTACTTCAAATGTAGAGTACTTGAAGGTTACTGAACGAGTCAACTTAGAGTCGCCTTCCATGTTCAATTCAGCAGAAGCGATTTCCTTCGGCCAAGCGAAACGGAACTTGTAAGAGATCGGCAACTTGTGAGTCAAAGTTGAGTCATAGATGTCAACGATGATAGTCGCAGAGTAATCCTTTAGGTAATTTGAATATGCACCACCAGTGACACCGTTTGCATCGATGTCATCGTCAATAGCGTGATTGAACATCAAGTTAGACCAGCGGTGAAGAATCTTAGAGATCTTCATATCCTGGAATTCATCAAACTGAATGGTCAAGTCACCATCAACGGTTGCCTTACCAGGATAGACTAGCTTTGAGCCCATGAACTCGGTTGTCAATTCGCCGAATGATTTGCCAGGGATAGTAGCAGTCTTTGCTCTCAACAGCATTTCATCTGCATCAAGAAGATCTTCAAGATCTTTGTTATCAAACTTAAAATTGACAAGGAAAAGCCATGTTTTAGTCAAGTCCTGTTCGTTCTTGATCTTGGTAGTAAATACAGACATTGCATTTTCGGCCATGTTAATTCTCCTTATTTTTTATATTTATACCGAGGTTATTAGAACTCCATGTCGCCTTCATCGACCTCTTCAGAGTCACCACCCTCAGCCTTTGCTGCGTCTACCTTTTCCTTCAGCTCTGCGATTTCTCGTTCTAGCATAGCTTCATTCTTTAAGTATTCTGCAGTCTTAAATCCAAGGATATCCTCAAATACGAATTGCTTAGCGAATACCGGAGGTGCTTCCTCGCCATCGTCCTTGATGTTTCCACGGGTAGGAATCATTGTGACGATTGTTCCAAGAACACCAGCTCTCTTTTCAGCCTCAGCCATAGCTCTGAACTTAACGCGGTCAGTAGCAGGAATTAGCTTGATGTCATACTTCATAGAGTCTAGATACTTGTCTTCATATCCAGCGACCTGAAGTTGAACCATAAAGATCTGCATGATGATTGAAGCAAAGCGTTCAGCAAATTCATCGCAGCGGGCTTGGAACTGGCTTTCATCAATAGATAGACCGTCAATACCC